GGTCCTTACTTTATAATGGGTGAGCGAATAACTCGCCTGCATCGTCTTAGTGGCTCTTCTTATACTGTGAAGTATTTGAAGGAGGCTACTAGGATTCTGCAACATTATATGGCAGGGAACCTGGTGCATTCATCACAGGATGCAGGCCTTGGGATTTCAGGAGGTATACCTAAACTGATACCAGGGTCTCTTCGTCTATTGATACGACAAAGAGATCCGGTTACAGTTAGATGTGTACTTACTGTCCTAGGTTTATTCAGAATAATGAGAACAACCTCGAAAGTCAAGTTAGAGACTATTACCGGTGAATTCACTGGTCTTAGTACTACTTTACCTGATTACGAGTTGAGAAAGTCCATCAATAAAATCTCTTCGAGATGAATATTGAAGGATTCTCGGTTCTTATTATTGAACACTGCGGGTCCTAACTACAATCCAAGCGCTCTCGGGCTCCCAATGGATGCTTTCGCATTTCATAAGAACCCTGAGCTCCTGGAATCTTTCAGAATCTATTGTACATACACCAATGCTGGTGCTATATACGATGGGTTACTGAAAGAGATAGATGTGGTGAAAGATTGTGTAGATTCTACAGTCAACCCTATTTTAGGGAAACTGTCTTTCAAAGAAGAAGCAGCAGGGAAGGTCCGTGTGTTTGCCATCACTGATGGTTGAACACAATCGGCTTTCTCTGGTTTGCATGATTCAATATTTTCTCTCTTGAGGTCTATACCCCAAGATGGAACTTTTGATCAAAGTAAACCGCTTAAAACTTTGTTAGCAAAGAAACCAACGACCACCTTTTCATATGATCTGAGTGCTGCTACTGATAGATTACCCATCGATCTTCAGGTCCAGATTCTGACTATGTTGACAAATATCAACACAGCTACAGCCTGGAAGTCCCTGATGGTTGATAGGTCTTGAGTAGTTAAATCAAAGAAATTTGATTTAGATACCCAAGTTAAGTATTCCGTTGGGCAACCAATGGGAGCCTTATCTTCATGAGGTATGCTTGCGCTTACACATCATTTAATCGTACAGATCTCCGCTAATCGAGCGGGGAAAACTGGATGATTTGAGGATTACGCCCTTCTTGGCGATGACATCGTAATTGCTGATTCAGCAGTTGCGAGCATCTATCACAACATTATGACCGAAGTACTCGGAGTTTCGATAAACCTATCGAAATCCCTTGTATCAGAGATTGGTGTTGTGGAGTTTGCCAAACGATTATTAGACACTGCTAATGAGTATACTCCTGTTGGTCCTAAAAACTTATTACAAGCAATAAGATCATACAATAGTATTCCAAGTCTCTTTATTGATATTATCGGTAAAGGATTTGTTACAAATTCTGCAGTTGTCGAAAAGCGTTTTGCGACTCTTCCTCTTACTTTTGTAAAAGGGAAGAAAAGCCTCAAAGACGTTCTTCTGTGAACGGTGCAAGGTCCGTTTGGGATAATATCTACAGGTGTCAGATTAACCTCTCAAATTGAGTCAGTTAATTCATACAACCCTGTATGGTTATCAGCCTTGCTAACCCGTATTAGATTGACTAGACATAGTCTCTTTAATAGGGAATGACAAGCTCATATCTCAAGTTTTCAAACATTATATTATAATATAATAGGTGATTACAAGGATAAGACCGTTCCTGGTTTTAGCCAGTTGTCTGTTGGACAATTACACTCTTACGAGATAATTGTGGCGAAGTACAAAGAGGGTTATAACAAACTCTTACGTGCGAAACCATTTATTAATCATAAGACTCTAAGTCGGGTAGATATGCTCCAAGTTTATATGAACAAGGACATACTTACTCCTGAATTTAATGTCGAATCGCCTAGTTCTGCCGTAATGAATGATATATTCACTAGGGTGGAAGTAAAGTTTACTCAGGATTTGAGTAAACCTTCTAGGCTATTCTTCAGAGAATTCCTGAAACAAACCAAGGATGAAAATCATCCCTTAGCTGTTCCCGGGTTCAAGAAATTGAACTAATAATCAGCTCGTGCG